GACGTACAAATTACATCTGCCGATGGATTAACAGATAATATTGCAGCAGGTACTGGAATTGAAACTAGTACAAGCAATGGCACTACAACAATAAGTGTAAAAGACGCAGATGTTCTTTTACAAAATGAGGCAATAGATGGCGGCAGCTATCAACCATAAGGAGAGAGTAAATGGCAAGTACATTACAGATTAAAAAGAGCGTATATGGTGCAAGTGCTGGAGCACCAGCTTCTTTGTTGTATGGTGAGTTGGCATGGGATAATGCTGCTGGCAAACTATACATAGGTAAACAAACAGCAAGTAATACAGTAACAGTAACAGAACTAGAAGTTAATATTCCTGACGCATCTTCAAGTACTAAAGGTAAAGCATCTTTTTCTACAAATAATTTTGTAGTAAATAGTGGTGCAGTACAGATTAAAGATCTTGGAGTAGCAACAGCTGAATTAGCTGCTGACGCAGTTACTGGAGCAAAACTAGCAGATGATGCAGTAGATAGTGAACATATTGCAAATGGAGCTATAGATTTAGCACATATGTCAGTTAATTCTATAGATAGTGATCAATATGTAG